CTCCCGAACTAGTAGCTCCCATATTGAAAGTTGACACTCGTGTCGCATTTCCCCAACCATATGATCCTGAAGACTTAGTACCCGGATTATTAATAACCCGGGCACATAAAAACTTCCTATCACCGTAGTAGGGGAGTGAAGCATCAACTACATTATCTGAACCATACTTAATCATACCTGCTCCTAAAGCAGGGTATATAAGCCCTCTAGAGTTCAAGAGACCATAATAATCCCTTTTATAATCGTTCTGAGTCGTGTAACTTGCTATATTAACTGAACCATAATCCATCTTCGATGAATCACCAATAGTAACCTTCTGTAAACTAATAGGACTATAAAGTCCCGGAGTTATTTGATTGTTATTAGAGTAAACAAAGAAAGGAACATATTTTACCTTATAACCTCCCTTACGTCCCACAAAACAAGGTTCAAAATGCGTAATAAAATTATGAGTTGATAAATTCGGAGTGAATGTAGAATAAGTCCAGTTGCCATCTGTACCGTTCCCTCTAAATAAAGGCCTATCAAAGTCCTGAAGATAAAGAGAGAAAAACATAGAGGCAGCAGAGGCTGTTACAGAAACACTCTTAGTATAGCAAAAAGACACTCTTTTAGTCAAAGCTCTTATACTCATAATATTTTCACCATTAGCAACCAATGCACAAGGATAAGGAATAGATTTCAAGATTTCAGTTTGATGTTCGTGAGAGTCGTCTAAGGGCTCTACGACATCAGTAGCTGAAGTCGAAAAATAAGATAAAGTGGTGAGTTTATCGTCGTCAGGATAAGCCAATGAGAAATCATCACCTGCTGATAAATAAACATTCATATAAATTGGCTGAAAAGATGTTGTATTGGGAGACACCAAAGGACTTAAACACATAACTGATATAACCCCATTATCTGATGAAGAGGGAACAAGAATAGCTGATGTAGAAAAATCTGCTGAATACCTCGTATTAGCTAGATAAGGTTTGAAATGAGCATAAGGAACTGAAAAAGTAAGCTCCCTATCCCCTTCCAAATCCAAAACCTGAGTATAAGTTGTATTAAAGAAATTTGAATCAACCATATTTGTTGCAGAGGGATAAGGATCCCAAGTAATGCGAAACCGTCCCTTATGGTAAGCCGATGCAACAAATTGAAAAGTATACTTGAGAGTCCCACGCCAATAACCAAAAGGAAGAGAACAAAAAGAAACTATGGGGTAATGGTACTCTGTAAAAGAAACTCCATAGGTTTGAGCCACGGATGGCCTAACCCTAAAAGAAGCTATTACAGAGTCCTGAGCTACAACCGCTATAGTTGTAGTAAAGAAAAAAGATTTTCTTTTAGCCAAAGTCAATATGTCCATTTCATCCTGATCAAGGTTAACCGTTTGAGGGTCAATTGAAAGTGTATTAGCACTATCAAGTGCAAGAATCTCAGAAGTATCGGCTCTATCTGTTTGAGCCAAATCGAATAAATGTCCATCTCTTACTCTAGTAACACTTTTTGTGTTTTCAGGGCGAGATAAACCGTGCTCTTTAGCGAATTCATATCCCATTTTAGATGCCACCTCAATTGGAGTGGTGTAAGGTTTGAGAAATGAAACTTCAGAAAGGGTAGAAGAAATAGCATGGACAGCTGAAGCAAATTTTGCTCCAGGTCCAAGGGCGTTGTCTTTAGATATCTCCATCGTAGATGTATAGGTAGTAGGAACGATTAGGTCGACTTCATCAAGCCAAGCCCAAACAGAAACAACAACAGAATCCGATGCTCCATTCGCATGGCGTAAAAGATTAAGATCATTCCAAACAAGCTTACCAATAGATCCAATATCATTACCTTCCGCCGTTAACGGATAATAATCATAGGGATAGAAAAAAAGGGAGTACTATCTCCCTATCCAAAGAAGTTGTAGGGTCCATCAAAACATGAGGACGTTGCATAATCTCGACAAAATCAGCAGGAACAGGAGATGTGAAAGTCCTGGACATAGTGACCTCGTCTAAAGTAGGCAAAGGAATGTAAGAAAAAACAAGGGAACCAAAATAAAAAGAGTTGGAACTAATGAGAAATCGAAGATGAAGCTTGCCACGTATTCTGGAAAAATTCTTAATTTTTGCAGCTACAGCGGTTGAAGCGAAAAAGGTAGCCCAAGGGTCAATAGACCCATTGATGCTAGTTCCGGGAGTCCAAGATAAAGATTGTATACGAATAGGTCTACTCAAAAAGTCTTTTAAGTCAGAATTAACTGAATCAATTAACGTTGAGGACATAATCTTACCTGATAAATCCTTAATTTGAGGCTCTCGGGCGAAGTTGAAAGATGTGATTAAATCACTGGAATTGAAATTCTTGGAAATGTAAAAAATTTTGACAAATATGCACACACATTAAAGTACACAAAAACACCATACCCGTAAAAACAGGTTTAAAACAAAACAGAGAGCGTTTAAAGCAATTATGATGATATTGCTCTGTCGTAACCAGACTGTTCAGGAGAGTCGCTATAGGAAGCTTCTTCATTGTCAACCAAAAATGGATAATCCCTCAGGATAGGGGGTAAACGCTTAAATTGATTATCATAACGATAATAATCAAAGTATCCAAATGCGTTTATATACTGTGCATAGTTCCCTTCTACGCCACGCAGTATACTCGTACGAGCACAAACTTGTTCCAGTTGCTGACTGAATCCAGTAAAGTACTCACGACCATGGTGAAAAGCTTCACGAAGGGCTGATTCCACAGAACCCAGTGTCTGCTCATGCAAATTGTCGGAATCAGTCCATGTTAGCATCTTAACCATGGAATTTGGATCGATGGGAGATAACATCTTATCTCCTTCTCTAACAAAATTTCGTTTAAAAAACTGACACTCGTCAAGTCTTTTGTATTCAAGGCACTTGCCATCTTTCATGGCACTTGTGTAGATAAACCCTTTATCCTTAAGAAAACGCATAATTGCGTTCATGTTATACCTAGTATCAACACCAGAATAAGAAGTGATCACGTCATCACCACCTTTAATGGTCCTAACTTGAATATCAAAATCAGTTCTTTGCGTTAGAGATCTGTAAGTTGCTCTATCGATTATAGAGTTCGAAATACTATTAACTATAAAAGTTAACACATTCCCGCTGATCCATCCTCTATACCACCTGTATAGGTAAGGACCTAGAAAAACATTGGGTTCTATCAACTCCTGCGCCAACGTTTTTGCAGCCAACAAATGCTGCTCAGAAAAACCACACCACTCGAGAAACCAAAAAACAAACTCGAAACTCTGTTGGATAACATCACGAGGCATCGTAAGATCATAATCTGTATAATCTCCATCAAAACAGTAATCCTCTCCCAACTCAGCTAGATAATCATAAAGATTCTCCCACTGAGTGGAATGATTATTAATTCCTTGCGCACACTCCGATAAAAAGGGAAATTGGGAACAAAAACTCAACAAGGGGGCAAATACACATCGTGCTAGTAAAGTGTTATAAAGATCAACTATGTAAAAAAGCCTAGATTTCGTCTTTGACTGTTTTACGACCTCATCTTTCAAACAAGCTATACTAAATGATTGTATTCTTTCTCCTCTATTGAGTTGCTCTAACTTTCTACAAAGCTCATCATGAAAGTTAGGTTCAAATTGAACAATCCCATCTCTTCTCTCAATATAGTCAGACTTTAAACCTCCCAGAGGAAAACCCGCACTGGTATTAATAACCATCGGATTTACGCCAGGAATATCCTTCCCCTCGAACTTACCTAAAACTCCCTCCTCAAAGGTCAGAATCCGGCTAGGTAACTTGAGATCACTTGGATTAAAGTTTTTCAGGGTCTTTGCAACACGAACTGTATACTGTACTCTACATTGTCTCAACTCTTCTGTGTCAAAAGGTTCTCCAACATCATGCAACACATCCAAAGCTCTTTTAATAGCTTTTCCCATCTGAGGTCTATGACCTCGTAGTTCTACAGGATCCAACTCAGGTGTTGGTTTATGGCGGATACCAAAAGGTACACCCATTGGATCGAGTACACTCTCAATGGAGTCATCAAGTACAGTCCTACGAACCTTTGTACAAGATGGTCTAGGATAGGAATCCGTTGCCGCTATTACTTCAAGAACTGAATGAACAGAAGAAAACTTTAATTTATCCACGTTAGCCTCTTTTAGCTGAGTACTCTTACCTCCCACTTGAATGGGTATAGGAACATCAACTATTCTAGGCTTCATGACGAAACGAGGAATGGGAACAAACAAGCCAAATGTTTTATCTTCATCAGCTGAGCCAACCACTAGTCCAACTATATTTTGTGTTTTAGAACAAACTACAATTGAACCACAATGGCCCTTTTCAATCGACAATGTGCTTCTGAATATAATACAATTCGGATCCGCTTGATCAGTATGTATTAGGGACAACTCTTTCCTGTGAAACAAAAATGGACTGGCCGCAAAAACTTCTCCTTCTTTAGGCGCTCTCCATAATTCCAAACTTTCGGGAATCTCATGGAGAATATAGGGTTGTATATCAGCTGATAAAGGCATTGACTCAACAAATACTAATGCCATATCACTATCAACAAATTGTTCCACTATTTTAAAAGAGGAACTAGTTGTTCTTAATACAACTCCTACTTGACCAGGTACATTTTTAGTCATTATAATCTGCTGTCCTCTAGTAAGTTTCTTAGCGAAATGATTAACCATCAATGCATACCTATCTCCAATAGCAAGCATAGATACTGTTGATCTTGTTAAACCATCTAAGCTAAAAACTTCAACTCTCCAAATATTATTAAATATTTTCTTCTGCTTAATTTCACTTGTCGTAGTTCTGCTCGGAATACTTTCAAACGTGGCGTTAGAAACAAACTCTGTCTGTGGAACTTGCACCTTAGAAAAACTCTGCACCTTTTGTGCATTTAACTCGTTAGTGATAACCCACTTGTATAACAAACCCCCAGCAAGAACTCCAATAACTCCTCCTAATAACAGTAACAAAAACTGCTTAACTCTAGGAGATAATTGGAGTGCTAGTTTAAGGTTTTCATACCTCGTCATCCAATAACGTCTCAAATTCTGAATCTTTTTCTCAGCACTCTGAGTAAAATTTAAAAAAGCACTACAGTACGTATTCACTTGACCTACTGCACTATCCAATCGTTCCGCCGTCTCATATACAACTTGCGCCGTTTCATTTACCCTTTTTATTATTTTGTTAGAATAATGGTAAAATAAAACACCAATCATACACATGGCAAAACCCGATAAAAACTCACAACCGGAGGTTGAAGAGAATTTATCTACTAAAGGATAATATTGCTTACTTCCAAAAGTTACTTCTTTTTTAACAGGATTTTTCTCACATAAGGGCAAGTACACTTGATCCTCTCCGGAAACATCCAGCTTACTTTGATCATCATCAGAATCATAAGCTAGAAGGGGTGTCGCTGAAGCAGTATTTATATTGATGGGTGAAGCTTTTGTCAATCTGACCTTAGCTTTCTCAGAACAAGTAAAAAATGTACTTTTGCAGTCCCTACAAAAGAGAACATACTTCTGAGCATTCATTATAATTTCCTGCCGTCTTTTAAAATCCAAACATTCGTCATAAACCATAGCTTCAAAGCTAGACCAATTACAAGTTCTAGGTATTCCATCACTGTCATAACCTAAAATAGGATCATATTCCCACTTCTCCTGAGAAAAATCCTCATGACGTATAATATTAACTTTATACGGTGTAACTGTATAACAATCAACAACTTTCTCCATAGACTGCTTAGTTCTATCAATTCGTATCTCTGCAACAAGATTAAATCTCCTTAAAACAGCCTGCGGACATGTCATGGTTTGTGCGGCTCCAAAAAAC